AGGGGTCCGGAAAATACCGAACATGGGCCCGTCCAGCTTCTCCCCATTTGACTTCGTAATGGGCGGGGTATCGTCCAGCAGGTCCTTCCAGCGGGTATCCTCCAGGGGGATTCTGTCGCCCAGGTCCGCGCTGGACTTGGATACATACGCCCTGTTGCTGATGATATAACCATCACCCTCAAACCTGTGATATTCCAGGCGGGTGTAATGCTTATCGCCCACCGTATACGAATCCCGGAATACCGCGCCGGTGATATGGTCGTCGTCGCATTCCGTCACCACAAAATTGTTCGGAGTAAAGCGGTCGAATCCTCTGCCGTTTGGCTTGACTGCAATCGTGCCATACGCGCAGCCGAACTCGACCCACTCCCGGATCTTGAAGTACATGCCGTCCACCTGTTCCTGCAGGTAGTCCGCCCTTGCGCTGCCGTCTACCTTGATAGATGTGGCCAGCATAGACAGCCTGGCCACCTCAGAGCATACCGACTTTGCAAAATTGATGGTCCGGATCCCGTCTTCCTCATCCAGCCACGGAGGCTTTCCGGAATACACATTTGCGCACCTTGCAATCAATGAATCCATCGACGGGCTCTGCACCGTCTCAATCTTGTATTCCTGTTCTGCTCTGCTCCGGAATACCCGGTCATACATAGATTTAATCATAGCTATCAGTCCCATCTTGCCACCTTTAAGCACTGTTGCCGCGCCGCACGCTGAGCGAGCTGGTCGCATATCTGAGAGCGTCGATCCAGTGGTCGTTGCCGTCTGGATAATCCGCAATTATATTTCCTTCACTGTCCCGCTCCAATTCATAGGACGTGATCTCCTTGTGCGCGTTCGGCGTGCGCGCCGGGTCTATAACAAGGGTACGCGCCTGCAGCCACTCGAAAGTATATTTTCGACTGCCCGGCTTAGCGAGTGCCGCCCTTGCCGGCAGGCCCGCGTCTCGGAAGTCTACGATACTTTCCTTCTCATCCACGCCGCACCATATCGTGTAGTCGTCGTACCCCTTCGCCTGTATCATTTCCGCCATATCCGCGACCCGGATCTTCTGGCCTCCCAGCTCATCCAACAGGATAACCTTCTCATGGGCGTGGTCATAAGCCGCCCGGATAAATGCTTTCGGGTCAGGAAACCAGCCCCAGTCTTCGCCCTGGTATATCGGGAATACAGCCTCGTAGTCCTGCATCTCCTCGTCGGTGATATCTCGGATCTCCAGCTGTTCGAAAACATCCGTTCCCAGTCCGACGGGGATACCCAGGTACTCGTGCTGATATGCTTTCGGCTTAGTATCCCGCAGGTGCTCTGCATCCTCGATAAATTGCGGCCCCAACCATTCAGGCGGGACCGTGGTATAGTCGCTCTTATGTCTCAAGGCGGACTCTCGCGGCTCTGCCACGTACTCATTCGCCCAGTTATTACGGGATATAGGCGGATTGAAGGTTTTAAAGACCACAAAGATGTCTCCGCCACGCAGTACAGACTGTTGTACTGTTCGGATTTCCTCCTGGCCGGCAAACTCGTCAAGCTCCTCGAACCAGAGGAATTTGAAATATCCCTTTGATACCTTGATGGACTTTGTTTTCTTCGCTTTGTCCAGGCCTCGGAAGATTATCTTCTGTCCTGTCGGCTTGTATACGAAACTGAGGGGGCTCACCTTCGCCTCCCACAGGTCCGTAACCTCCAGGGCATCAATAGCCCACTGTATCTGTTCATATACCGACTCTCTGAGAGTTACGCCATATTTACGGAACACGGCAGCATTGGCCAGCGGGTCCTGCATCATACCCAGGATAATCTCAACGGATACGAAAGAGGACTTTGTGGACCCTCGACCACCAAACAGGTCATAGTAGGTGTGCCCGTTCTGCTGGATGTCTTTATGGATGGGATAGAAGGCCGGTGCAATGACATCAGTCAGTCTGACCTGATTCTGTTGGGATATCATCGACAATCATCACCCTTTCGTTCTTTCCTTGTGCTGACTCCTGCAGCTGCTTCAGCTCCAGCTCCTTTATAGCAAGCTCTTTCAGCTTGATCTTTGTGTCTGTATCTTCACCTATCATCCCCAGCAGCTTGTCCAGGACCTTTGCATTCCCTTTGATACCCTGGAAGTACATACTGTATATCAGGGCCGTTTTATAGGTCATGCCGTCGGTATCGACGCCGTAGGCCTGCATAATCTGCTTTATGGACTCAGGGGCCGCCTCTTTCGCAATCTCTCGCGCGATGGCCCGCATCTGCCTATTCTGTTTTTGCGTGGCTTTCCCTTTTGCGCCTGCAGCTCTGGCCGTCTCCGATGTAAAGGGCCGCAGGTTGGATGTCATAGCTGCCACACCGGATCACCTCCCAGGGCATAAAAATACAGGGGCGGATGTCTCCGTCCCTGCTGTTCTTTGTAGTGGATATACGCAAAAGAGACGCATTTCTGCGTCTCTTCTGTGCTCGTATTGGGATTTGGACCCAAACTTCGCTTTCGCGCGTGCTCCCAGGCTTAACACTATACTTGTAAGATTCCGGTTCTTCCGTCTATCCTAAGTCCTATTCTTCCACAATTCCATTACCTTGTCAAGTAACGCTCGGTCCTCCTCTGTAAGTGGATCCCTGTGGTTCTCGCTGTTTTCGTTATGCTCATACCCATAATGCACGTGCCAATCACCAGTACGTTTATCTTTTTCAATAACTTTATTTCTTCGATTGTTTTCGTCAAAGAATGTTATTCGTATTAAATCATTTCCGCCAACGGTAACATATACCCGTCCTGGTGTCATTGTTTCCATTAGGCCTTCCGACTGCCTGTTGTTTTTCGAAACAAACTTTATATTTTCGGCTTTCAGCAAAGAATGGTACTGTGAACCATAAGGATTTCCCTTAACCGACTTTCCTAAAGCCGCGCCTCTACCACCCATCGTATCACCTATCTTCGCCTCATAGCCCGGTCTGCAATCCGGTTAAGCCTAGCGCGCCTCCGGTTCTCGCGGTTACCCCACGGAACACCGAGACCGAGCTCATAGTCAACGCCTCTCTGAGCCTCTCTTCGCTGGCTGCGAGCCTCGTCAATCTTCTTCAGCTGACTTTCGGTAAACGACTCGACAGTGTGGCCCTGTTTACGGGCGTTTTCCCGAATCTGTGACAGTGATAACCCATTGACATTCTTCTCATCGCCGAAATTATCAATGTCAGTCACGCGGCCGTTTTCGTGGGTCCGATAGCTCAGAACTCTTCCGTTATCCAGGGTAATTCTTATCGCCTTTAAAGCCTTACCGCTTGGCTCGAGATCTGTTCCCCTTCCGCCCATGCTCGCACCTACTTTCCGTCGTCCTCAATCTCAATCGGCACATCCTGCAGCTCTGTGATGTCGATACCCATATCCTTCAGCATCTCACGAACTGCTTTCCTGATATCCGCTTTCGTCTTCTCCGCCAGCATCAGGCGCCTCTCTTCCTCTGCTTACTCAGCAAGTAGTACCGGATTAAGTCGTTCTTCAGCTCTCGCTTTGCTTCCGCCCGATATGCTGCCGGCATCTGCCGCCCACTCCTCAGCTGATTCAGCACGCTGTTAATCCTCAGCAGCTGGTCTGCAGGGTTTGTATCTCGTCTCGCGTCAAAATACTGCGGATACTTGCTTGCCAGCTCCTGGTACTTGGAATCAAGGCTGATTCCGCTTTTACCAATCTTTACCATGTTCTCACGACTTCGGGCATAGGCACCGAAATCTGCAATATTGGACTTGTCCTTTTTGCTCATGGTATAAGTACCCTTCAAAGAATCGCGGATGTCCTTATAATCTCTCTGGTCCTGTTCCCGGTTTTCCATCATGCGCCCGGCCAGCTCATTGGCCAGGGCCTCAGCTTTACCGGCAGCCTCTTTTTTGATCTTAATACGGCCGTCCTCAATCCGAGGGCCGCCGTTCTTGTCGTAGTCCCGAAACAAGGATACTATTTTTGCTTTACTGTCTGTAATATTCGACAGGCTGTACTGTCCGACGATATCCCGCGCCGTATCAAACGATGAACCTCTGCCGCCCATATCAATCACCCCTTCCAAACTTCCGAGCACTGATATACTTTACCCTGGTGCCCTTGAACTTATAGTCCGGTTCGCTGCCATAGCAGACAACCACGGCAGGCTCCAGGCGTCTTATAGCCTCATCCATACCGCGGCACCATAACCGGAAGGCCTCCGGGTCCGTCATACATCCGACAGTGGACACCGCCACCGTTCCGCCGCGTTCCAGGCCATCAAACACATAATTGAATGTGTCCGGCTCCGCCCACTGCAGCGTAGGTATCACCTGCAGGCCATGGTCCTGGCACATCTGACCGACCATGCGGGACCTGTACACGTTCCAGATCTTGTTTGCGGCCGACATGTTGCGATACAGGGAAAAATCAGGTGTGAGCACACACGGAAAATCCTCCATGCGCTCGATATACATCTGAGGGCTGTTCCAGACTCTTTCGAACTGATAGTCATCAATGAAAAAGTGTATGCCCGCGTCCCTGCGCTGGGTCGTCAGCATATAGTTAAATCCTATCAGGTCATCCGGCACATAATCGCACCGCTTAATCCTGGGAATCTGGTATTTACCGGCCGCCCTCATCAGGTCAAACTCCCACATGTTGTAAGCGTTGGCCGTCCTCTCCCTCTCAGCTCCGAAATACTCCGGACCTGTCGGCTCTGATACCGGCTGTGGCTTCTCAGAATCCTCTGAGACTGGTTTTTCCATCTGAGGCGAACTGTTTACCATCGGCAGGCCGAAATCGAAACTACGGGCCAAATCAGGCAGGCTTTTCAGCTCTTTTCCGAGGATGTCGAAATCAAACCCGGAATCCATCTGCGTTTTGTTGTGAACGTGAGTGTATGCCCGTCTCTGCTCATCGGTCATGTGGTCCAGCCGGATAACCGGAACCTCATGCATCCCCAGGGCCTTGCAGGCCATATACCGCCCGTGGCCCTCCACGATAACATTCTCCGGACCCCATACACCTATGGGGTCATTCATGCCGTACATCACGATAGACTGCTGGATTTCTTCCACCTGTTCCCGCGGATGTCGTTTTGCATTGCCTTCATACAGCTTCAGCTGCTCAATATTCAAATACTCAATTCTAAGCATGAAACCACCTCGACCACCTATTAAGGTGCCCTGCAGGGGTAGCGGTCCTGCAGGGCTTGGCGTAATGAAAAGGAGGTGCGCTGTCTCGCACCGCACTATCTGTTTAAAAGCCCCGGTCTCCCGGGGCCGAGGTCTTATATACCGCTCCCGCGCGCGGTCAAGGAGGTTCCAGAAGGGCGTCAGAAAGGCCGCCTCCCAGGGATGGTAGGAGGCGGCCTTTATACACTGGACCCAGTTTACACTATAACAGATATCGAACGGACATTCCGGACAAAGCGGACAAACTTTAATTTTCTTCTGTCATGAACCGCTCAAACTCTTTCCGGAGGCTCTCACCCGTGGCCCGGCGGCCCATCTGCCGCGCCGTCTCCTCCCACGTGAGGCCGTTGAAAACATGGGCCCGGATTATCCGCTGCATCCTCAGCGGTACCGACGGCAGCCACATCTCCACGGCCACCCGTATCTGGTCTGCGTTTTCCTTCTGGTCCTTCAGGGCCTGCCGCTTCAGATGCAGCCGCAGCTCCCTCTTTGACGCCTCCGTTCCGACGCCCTCGATGTGTACGGTCATCGGCTGATAGGGGAATTCGGGATTGCTCGCCTTCACGCTGTCAGAGACAGCTCCTCGCCCCTTCAGAGACTCCAGGCGCCGGATCTCCCGTTCTGTCTCGTGGATGAGCTCGCAGGCGTCAATGTATTGTGCTAAGATTCTTTTATCCATCTACCGTCCTCCCCTGATTTACCACGTCAGAACCATGTCACTCGATGACCTCGAACTTCACTCCATACAGGTCGTAGGTCTCTTCACAGTACCGGCGGATATCCGCGTTTTCGTCGTTCATAATCCTCTGCAGCTCATCGACAAGACAATCCGCATACCTCATTGTTCTATTCCGACGGTCGTACTTTCCGTCTTTCGGAATCGGCTTCCAGCCGAATTTTTCTATCAGCACTCTGCTGCTGGTAGCCATAAGCAGGCCCATGATGCTGATTACGTTGTCGTTTGGGTGAGACTCCATAAATATCTCTTCCCTGGACTTCCATTCGTCCGTGATAAACTGCTGTATCTCTGCATTCTTTGCCGCGTATTCAGCGTCTACCTTCTTCTTCAGCTCCACCTCTGCTCTTTTCAGGGCATCGATAGCAACCACCCGGTCATGCTCTTTTAATTGTTCGTGCGTGAATGTGTAGCTCTTCTGTGCCGCCTTCAATGCGCGCAACAGGTCACCCTTCTTTCCCATGTTCCACTCCCTGAAATATATCCTTGATCACGTTTACAATAAGCAGTATTGACAGCACCAGCGCCGAACTTATGAGAACAATAAGGACCGCAGCCAGGGCTATCAAAAGTACCCATAAGAAGGTCATCATTCGGTCACCTCTGTTTCGGAA